CTTCTGAACCTCCAAAGTCAGCATTGTTTAATACTAAACCTCTAGAGTTGATAGCAGCGAATAAACCTTCAGATCCAGAAATGCCTGCAGCAGAAATAGCGGAAGAACCACCTTTCTTTTCAGCTTCAATCATAGTCATTTCTAATTGATCTTCAAATCTTAATCTTGCTTCGTGCTCAGATTTTAAATACCAAAGGTAACCTCCAGTTCCAGATTCAGTAGTTACTTCAACCCACCCAATTTGAGCAGTATCAGAACCATTTACACTGTACTTGTCTCTTAGAATAATTGGCTTATTACTAAAAGATGTGAAGTTAGCATCCTTTGTGTTACCAGCGTTAGCCGATCCTTTTTTGTACTCTGAACCATATACAAATACTTTTACACCTGTAACAGCGTCAGCACCAATACTTGAAATATCAGCAGCCGTGTAAGGTTGTGCAGTAATTGTAGTTGCAGAAGGAACAGCAGATACATAACATTTTAATGTTACACCACCTTTACTAACAATGATAGTATCACCAATGTTAATTAAGTGAGCAGCAGAAAAAGTTAGTAAGTTAGCAGAAACATCAGTACCTACAACATCGTCGTAAGCAACGTGGATTCTACCTTGTTCAGACCATACAACTTCGTCAGAAGCCATAGGCATTTCAGCTCCTACCATTTTCAAGAAACCAGAGATAGTACGGTTTCCGTATCTTTCTACCTCTTTTTCGTATACTTCTGGTAAGAATTGTTTTGTAAAGTTAAAGTCATTCCCGGTAATGCTTAAATAATTGTCTCCAAATAAATCTTTTACGGGTCTTGGAGTTAGGTGCTGTAAAGCAGCACCAGAACTTGCTATTGCCATTTTTTAAATTTTTAAGTGTTATTTTCTTAGTTTAATTTTGAAATCAGATGCACTTTCACCTGGTATTGCTCTAACACTAAATCCTGTTTTTATAACATTTTCATGCCCTTTTCTAGGCTCCATGTCTATGTTTTTAGATCTTGCCATACTGTTTTTAATAGCATCTGCTTTACCTTGTTCATAAAAATGGTTTGCTACAATATCTGGATTCATGGCTGTGAATAATGATTTATGGTATCCCTTTGCGTCATTCATTTCATTTTTGTCGTTAAGAAACTTCTTAACAAAATTATTAATGTCGCTTTGAGAGTTTTTCACACTATCTACATCCTTAACGTTAAATCTATATTTTTTATCTCCAACCTTGTATTCAAAACCTTTGAATTCATTAGAGAAAACTTGTTCAGTCTTTTTATTAAATATAGACTTCTGAGTTTGTAATACCTTGTTATTTTGCTCAGACTCCTTGTTGTATCTGTTGAAAAAATCAATGGCTTTCTGTTGTTCAGGTGCTAACCTGCTTCCAGCTTTGATTTCTTCGTAATATTTAGACTTTTGCCCGTCTAAGTGGCTTTTAGCACTGGCAACTTGCTCTTTAAGCGCTAATTTTTTTCTTTTTATTTCTCTTTCAGTATCTTCCTCTTCATCATAACTAAAACTATCTTCTATTAAAAAATCAATTTCATCGTTTGATAAATGAGGTTTTGTTTGACTGTAGTATTCTCTTAAAAGCTGATTGTCGTTAAAACTACTAAAATCTTGATTAAGTCTTACATAGTCTTCTAAACTTCCACCTGTATCGTTCATAAAATCTACAGCTTTCTGTATATTTTCAGGTAATTCAATTCCAGTTTGTTTAGCTTCTGCAACCGCTTCTTCTACTTCTTCTGTTAATTGTTCTGTTTGTTCTTGAACTTCTTCTTCTGTTATTTCTTCTAATACTGGTTGTTCTTCTTGTTGCTCTTCAACAACTTCTTCAACAGCTTCTTTTTCTTCTTCTTTTTCCTGTTTTATTTCTTCAACAGGTTCTACTACTTCTTCAATAGTTTCAACTGGATTTGGTATTTTATTTAAATTACTTAAATCCAATTTAATTGTTCCGTCTTCTGCAACCTCATTTTTAGGTTTATCATCAGCCGGTTTTTCTTGCTCAACCACTTCTTCAGTTGGTTGATCAACTGTAGATTCCTCTACAATTTCTTCTAATTCTTCTGACATAATATAATATTATAAAATTAAACAATTGTTTAAGCTTTAAATAAGCCTAAATCTATACCACCCATAGTATCATTTGCTGTAGATTCAAAGTTTTTAGGTGGCTTAGCGTTATTTCTTTGATCTATTAGTTCAGACTGTTGAGATGCTTGAATTTTAGTTCTTTCATCTTTTCTGTCTTCTTTGTATCTTTCTTTGTCGTTAACAGTTTTATTCTCTAGTTGTTTTAATTGCATATTTAACTGGAATTCTAACTGCATTAACTCTTTTTTACTACTAACCTCTTGTTGTAGTTTTTGCAACTCAAGTTGAGCTTTTGTTTGTTCTAATGCCGTTTGTATCTGTATAAGAGCTTGTTGCTTTTGAACCTCAGCTTGAGATGCAGCTTGCTGAGCTTCAGCATTAGCCTTTGCTTGTGCTTGTATATTTCTTTCTTGTAATAATTGATCTCTTTCTTGTTTCTTTTTTCTTCTAATCTTGAGTAGTTGATTTGCAAGTTTTATATTTTTGATATTTCTAAGATCAATAGCATCTTCTAAATCTATAAGTTTTTGAGCTATAGCAACCTGTATATTATTTTCTAACAACTGTTTTTCTTCTTCATCAGGTGCTAATTCTATAAATATACCAAAGTCATACAAATGTAATTCTTGCATTTCACTTAAAACAGCAACGTTATGAGCACCTATAGCTTGTATAAAAGCGTCTCTTGTTGGCGAAAACTCAAGTATATCAGATATTCTTAATGATAATGCCTCAGCTGTTTCAGCTGTTAAAAATAAACCAGCCTGTAATATATGTCTTGTAGCTGTGTTGCTATTAGCAGCGGCTAACTTTTGAACACCAACTAAAGCATTTTTATCAGGCATACTACCATCTCTTGCTTCATTTAATCCAGTAGCATCACGTATCATTTGTAAATAATAGTTATACGTCTGTATTAATGTTTGCATTTTTTGACCACCAGAACTACTATTTATTTCTTGAATAGGTATTTTACCCGGGTTCATATCACCTTCCGATGTAAATGATCTGCCCAGTATAGAACCAGTTTGGAAAAACATATTTAATGCTTCCTGTGGATTATAATTAGTTCCGTTACCTAAATCAATTTCAGCTAAACCATCTGCATCTAAATATATACCATCTGGTACTATTCTAGACATTACTTGTTGTAACTTTAAATGCGTAAGCTGTATCATATCTGCAAAACCAGTTATTCTACTAACTAAAGACTCTATTCTTCCTTTGTACATTCTTGGAGCAACAATATTATAATTCATTTTGACCTTAGTGTAATCACTTTTAGGTCTCATCATATTTTTAGCTAGTTGCCATTTTAATAACTTTTTAGTACCTAACACTAATGCTCCTTCGTATAAAACCTCTACAGATCTAGATAATTTACCATATCTAGCTTCTAGTTGCTCATCTAAACCTGGTGGGTTAAAACTATCATCTTTTACTATAATTTTAGTAGCACCAGTAGCTGTTTCTTTTACTTTATAAACTTCATTAGCGTAAGTTTTATAATTAAAATATAAAACTTGAATAGTATTTTGATCTAAGTTATCTGTTTCAGATACAGTTCTATTAAACAAACCAGTTTTTTGTACTCCTTGTTTAGTTATATTTTCTAAATCTTCATTAGATAAATTAGGAAACTGTTTTTTAAGTTCGTTTATATGTATTGCTTTTATTTCACCTACATAATATATATCGTCAAAATAAGGTGACTCAGTATATGACCATATCATATTAGCTGGATCACAATACTCTACGGTAACCCCTTCAGATTTGTTATATGAATTTTTAACAGCTGCTATACCTATAGTTGTTAAATCATAATTTAATCTTTTTCTTGTTTGCTCATATCTATTACCTTCTAACAAAGTGTTAATAGCTTGCTCTTCTGCTATCTCTACAGCTTGCTTATAGTTTAATTGCATGTGTAAATCAAGCTCTTCTTTTGAATCAGGAAGTTCTTCACTTGGATTTTCTTGCAT